GAGTTAAATCTAAAGGGTATAATAATGTTGGTGATATGTTTGTTAAACTTTTTGTTAGGTTTAACCGTAATTAATTTGTGAAGTAATTTTGAGCTTCGTGTATTAATTTTATAGTCCCGTATATTGCAGCAAATAAAATATAGAATGATATTGCAATTAAAAACCACTGTTGTTTTCGGAATTTACCACAAGAACTACATTTTTTTGTTGATTTAGGGGATTTATCGGTATTAATTTCGATTTCATCAATTACTGTTCCTTCGATTGTCTCCATTGTTTTTTAAATTTAAATAGTTTATAACCCAAAAGTAATCTAAAAATACTTTAAAGTAAAATACCTAAAACATTTGCTTTTTTGGTTTTTTTCACTTATACTTTTAAAAAAAATAACTATGCTATCATACATCGGAGGTAAAAGTAAAATTGGAAAGTGGATTGTTCCTTTCTACCCTGAGGATATGGAGACATACGTAGAAACATTCGGGGGGATGTTTTGGTGTTTCTTCAATATGGATTTATCCAAATATCCAAATCTTAAGAAAGTCGTATATAATGACTTCAACCCACTAAATTATAACTTGTTTCAATGTGTTAAAAATCCTAAACTATTGTTGGATGCTATTAACGAAATACCATGTCAACAATTTGGGGAAGAAATTACACCGTCAATTTACAAAGAACAATTTATCAGCTTCCAAGCTGAAATATTTGACGATAATTTCAGCGTACAACCTGTTGATTATGTTGTTGCAGCAAAATACGCTTACGTATTAACACAAGTATTTAGTGGTAGTAAACCTGAAACGAGTAGTTTTATTGACTTAAAAGGTAAGTATAAATCAAAATACCTAACATTTAGAGATAAGTTATCTAAACCTGAATGGATTGAACATTTTTTAAAGATAACCGAGGTTGAGAATATGGATTTTGAGGATGTTATTAAAAAATATGACTCACCAACAACATATATCTATTTGGACCCACCTTACTGGAGAACCGAAAATTATTATAATAATCATGACTTTGATAGAGATGACCATGAAAGATTAGCCAATGCGTTAAAAGATGTTAAAGGTAAATTTAGTTTATCTTATTATGACTTTGAATTATTACGCACTTGGTTTCCTGAACCAAAATATCGATGGGAGAAAAAAGAATTCGCCAAAGCTGCGGCGGCTAAAAAAGGTAAGACTCAAAACATGGGGGAAGAACTTTTAATTATGAATTACTAAATAATGGATTATTTCTTAATTCTGAATATTTATATTAAAAACATTTAAAATGAGAATAACAACATTACTTTCGAATTTAATAGTAGAACAATCTAGATTTCAGGTTTTATTTGATAAATTAGTCAAACCTGCTACTAAATCTAAAAATATTGAAACAGGGAAAAAACCAAAAGGTATTATGGATTTTGAAACCCTAAAGGCGATTATCCTTGCTGACCCAACAACTAGAGTACCTGAAGGTAAAGATATAGACACTTTATCCATGGAAGATATGGAAAGAGTTAAAGTTGGTAAATACTCACAATGGTTACTTAAAAACTATGTTAGTCCTCAGATTGAAACTGATGATGAAGTTGATTTTAAAAGTCCTGCATATCAAAAGTCTTTAGTTGAAGGCCGAAGATTATTCATGGAGGATTTATATAAAACTACCGCTGATTTAGTTAAGTTTGAAAAGGCTAAACCCTATTTACCCCAAGAACAAAGAGACATCAATAAATTTACGGTAACATCATTATTTGATACTTTAAAAGATTTCCAAATTCCTGAAAAGAAAAAGGGTGAACTTGAAAAGAAAGAAGCTAAAAAATCAAGAGAAGGTCTTAACCACGCTGGTGGTAAAATCGTTTATGAAGGTCCAAATTGGACAATGATTAAAATTGAAGACCAAGGTAGTGTTGGTAAAGACGCGGCGGTTTACTATGGTGGATTCCATGAGTACGACCAAGGAGAATCAAGATGGTGTACGTCATCACCTGGATTAACTTATTTTAATGGATACATTAAAGATGGCCCATTATATGTCGTATTTCCAAATGATGACAAAGGTTTAGTTGGTAAAAAAACAGGTTTACCGCAAGAAAGATTCCAATTCCATTTCCCTTCAAATCAGTTTATGGATAGACATGACAGACAAATTAATTTAGTTGAATATTTGAACGGACCTATGTCTGAACTCAAGGACTTCTTCAAACCTGAATTTGCGAAAGGATTAGTAACTAAAGGTGGTAATAAGGTTGAAATTAACTATCCTGATAGTTCTGCGGGTAAATTTGTTGCTTTATATGGATTTGATGAATTATTTGATAGTTTACCTGAAAATATAGAACACTTATTAATTAATAACAAATCAAAAGAAGAGATTGCGTTAACAGTTCCTGAGTCTTTAGGTAGATTCAAAGACTTACAAGCATTGTTATTACAAAATATCGCTAAAACATTACCTGAGTCAATCGGTCAATTACAGAATTTAAATTTCTTGGCGTTACCGTCAAATAAATCGTTACAAAGTTTACCTGAATCAATTGCTGATATACCAGGTTTAGCGTTTATTAACTTAAAAGATAGTAACCCTGGTGTTAAAATACCTGAAAGATTAAAAGAAAAACTATCTGATGAAGGTAGTGGGTTTTATTATGTAAACTAATTTACTTATTTTTTTACAAAAATAATGTTATGGGAAATGTTGACGTAGACATATATGTTAATCAGTTTATATCATTTTTTGATAAAAACCCTGAAGAGTTAAAAATTTTAATCGGTGATGTGGATAAAAATGAATTTTATCTTAAAGTTACTGAACAATGTTATGTTAATGTTGAAAATGGGGAAGAAATTTCTTTAACAAGGCCTCAGATACTTAAAATAATTGTTAAACTTAGAAAGAGTGAAATTACTATCTTTGAAAAAACTAAGATTTACGAAATTCACCAAAAAACAAAATTCGGAAACATTTGTTTAAATTAAATTTGGTAATATGAATGGTATTCATTACTTTTGTATTATAAATTTAAAAACAACAAAATATGTCATACACTTCCGAGTCAATTAAATCAACCGCACCAGCAGTATTTGCAACGTCCCCATCTCAAAAGATGTCGGATAAGTATGTTTTCGTACCAACATTTGAAATTCTTGAGAATTTTGAACGTGAGGGATGGCAATTATCATCTGTTAAACAAACAGGTCGTGGTGAACATGGTGTTCACGAATTAAGATTTCGTAATGGGGAATTACCTAAAGTTGGGGATTCAATCGTAGAGGTAATTATTCGTAACTCGCATAACGGATTGGCAACATTCTCAGTTAGTGCTGGCCTTCATCGATTAGTATGTAGTAACGGTTTAACGGTACCTACGTCACTTTCTGAGTCATTCAACCTTAGACATCAAAGATTTGATTTAAATGAGGTAAAACAACTTACAGAGAGTTTTGCGGGACGGTTACCTGTAATCCAAAGGTCAGTAGACCGAATGATGAATAAAGAACTGACTTTACCTGAGAAAATTCAATTCATTAAGAAAGCTATCAACACTCGTTGGAAGACTGGTACTGTACCACCAACTCTTGATGTTATGGAGATTATGTACCCTAAACGTGAAGAAGATAACAAGAATGACTTATGGACGGTATTCAATGTGGTACAAGAGAAGTTTATTAAAGGTGGTCTTGAGTATCAAACACAAAGAGGTAGAAAAACATCCTTAAGAGGTTTAAGTAGTATTATGGCGGTTAACCAAGTTAATACCAAACTTTGGGAACTTGCAGAAGAGATGTGTTAATTTAAATGGGGGTAATAACCCCCCATTCATTTAATTTAAATTATGAGAGAAATTTATTCATATACTTTGACGGATTACACCACGATAAAATTCGAGGGTACTAATGATTTATGTTTTGATAAACATGAGACTGTGAATCCATTGGGGGATAACGAACCATTAAAGAAAAAAACTACACTATCAACCGATGGTTGGGATGGAGGGCATTATGGTAAATTTAAACAAGAATCTATTAGTGAAGACGAAGAGGATTTTATTAAAAACTATGGTAATCCTTTATGTACTGTAAGGTTGTACAGAAGAACTATTGTTGTTACTGAAAAGGATAATAAGATTGCTTTAAAAATATTTGAATATAACCGAGTTAGGATTAAGGCGACCAAATATTTTAGGTTATCAACAAGAGTTGAATTTCTAACATTTAATCATACAACAAATTCATTATATACGGGTTATATTATAAACTATCATAAAAAAAGAAAGTGTCGTAAAAAACTTAGAAGGTGTATTTTTGCTGAAGACCCAATTAATCGTTTTCGTTCTTTAATAAATTCTTTATTTGGTGACTATAAAGAAAAAGTTATTGAACCTAAAATTTGGGGGAGGTCTGATTTAATTAATCATATTATTAATTTGTTTGTTAACTCAATCCCTGGCACTGAAAAATACCCTGAATTATCGCCTGAGTTAAAATTATATAAACGATACTTAGATTATTCGGGTATTAAATTTTCAAACAATTGGAGTTCGTTTATATTATATAATCCACAACCTAAAAAGGTTGAGTTGGTTAAGAATGGTATGAAATATATTGACACTATTATTAGTAACGCAGGTCTTAATGGAGATAAACTTAAACGTGTATTACATAAAGTAAAACAATGTGATTTTACAACATTATCTTATACTTATGAGGTTTTTGGTAAGAATTTTATAATGTCACAAAATGACGATATCATTAAAAAAATGATTGAAAACTCCGTGGTTAACGGTAGTGGCGTACAGGTTAATTTTACTAACAAGGAAAACCAAAACTCGTTCGATATCTTCAAGTTAGTATTAGATGGACAAATAAATTATAATACCTTCCATGACCATTTAAACTTTCATAATTTCTTAAATAATTTAGAAACAATTAAGTGGAAGTCTTCTAATTACGAAGACTTTATGGATGAACACTTTGAGTGGTCAGAAAAACAAGCGTTCTATACGTCAGGTGACTTTAAAAGATATTATGGTGAGAAGTTTAAGTCAGAAGTTGAAAGACCGTTATTGGGTGTAAATGTTCATTTTCCTGTTTTATTGACCACTAGTAAAGAATATAATAAAGAATCTTTCATACAGTCTAATTGTGTTAAAACTTATATTAAAAAACCACACTCAGTTATTGTATCTTTAAGAAGAGATAATGTTGATTCTGAATATAGAGTGACTATTGAATACTTTATTAAGTATAGTGGTGGTAAAGTAGTTGAATTGAAAAGAGTACAATCATTAGGTAAATTTAATTATAACTTTGGAGAAGATTGGTCAATTATTTTAGAAAACCTTGATAGACGAATAGATGACTTGGTTAAAAAAGAATTGTTTGTTTTACCTGAGATAGAATCTATATTTGGTCACAAAACAATCAAAAGTAAATTAGTTGAAATAGGGTCAAACCAATTTTATGATGTTCATAATATAGGTAGTGAAACTAAATTAGATTGGGATAATGATATGATATATAATGTTACTTTAAAACAAAGTATATTTGATGATTTTGAACCTAATAATTTACTAAATATGATTAATGAATTAGATTTTTAAGATGAAAGAAATTCCTTTATTTTGTGTTGAAATGTTTACCAAAAAGTATGGTGTTCATCCTAGTTTTGTTGAGGTGATGTTACCATATTCAGAATCCGCAATTAAAACCGTAATTAAAAAATCGTATTTACTATGGTACAGAGACTTTGTTAATGAGAAAGGTGAAGTGTTAAGTAAAGACACGTTATATGAATACGATTCAACAGGAGTTCTTTTGTATTTTAAAAACGGTACTCATATATTTATATTAACAAAACCCGACAAGAAAAGTATTGTTGAGTTTTTTATACATAACTTAAAAAAAATAAAATAAACTATGGAAATTACACAAGAATTATTACAGGAAAAAATTAACAACGGAGAAAAATTAGTCGTGGATTTTTGGGCACCTTGGTGTGGTCCTTGTAAAATGATGAAACCTGTTTTTGAAACCGTTGCGGAAAAATATCAAAAAGAAAATTCTGAAGTACAATTATATACATTGAATGTTGAAGAGAATAAAGAATTTTCGTCCAAGTTAGGAATTAGAGCAATCCCTACAATAAAATCTTTTGCCAATGGTAAAGAACAATTTTCAAGACCAGGATTACAAATGGAGTCTCAAATAAATGATATTGCAAAAAATTTATTGAATGGATAAAGTATTAATTCTTTTCACAATGGAGGGTTGTCCTTTTTGTGATATAATGAAAGAACAATTAAATGAGATTGATATTGATTATGTGGTTAGGGATATTAACGAATATGAGGAAGAATATGACATGTTTGTTGAGATTACCGAAAATGACTTTGTACCAGCATTTATGATTATTGAATCACCTGATGAAAATCCTAAGACCATGTTGTTTGCTCCTGATAGAGATTTCAATGAAATTGAAGACGGAGTTAAAATAATTAAAGAACATTTTAATTTATAAAAATCCTTCACTAGATTTTTTTATGTATTTACGATATGAATTTGACTTTTAAAAAAAATGGTGTTACTCATCATCCTGCAAGAACTTGGGAATTAACTGACGGTAATTACATTAATATTTATCAGGGTAGTCGTGGACACAATCCAGAGTTAGATTTTATTGTTAAATACAAAACTGAAAAATCTAGATTAAGAGCTCCATCACATACTCATTGGATTGTTGATTTACTTTTAAAATGTGAACATAATCCAAATGGGGTTAACTCTTATGTAACTGAATGGTTAGAGATATACGATGTTGCCTCAGCATTTAACTCTATTGAGGAACGTAATAATTATTGTTTAATGTATAACGATTATTTTACCGAAAAATATGATTTGTTACAAAATTTAGGTGTTTTTTCAGTTGAATTTTTATCCGCAATGATTGAATTGTTTATTAAGTGTGAAAAACAAACGCCCAATGCCTTCATGTTTAAAACCCTTTTAGTTTTAATTAAAGATTATTGTGAGGGTAAAAAAGACTTCTACCAAGTAGTGTCCTATTCTAAACGAGTTTAAAAAATAATTAAATCTTTTGTTCTATCATGGATTAACCATGGTTTATCACTAATAGGATTATTTAAATCCTCAGAAACATCGTAGTTTAATATGGTAGTTTGAAATTTATTTAAATTAAAATCAAACACATCCAATACCATAGATTTAATTGTTTCTTCCTGATACATCGAATCTGAAATAATTCTTATGTTGAAATCATCATCTTGGTTTTTAAGTGTTGATATTTTGAATAATATCTTATTTGAGTTAATTACTTTGAATAACTGATTACAAATATATTCTGAATAGTAAAAATATAATCTACCCATACTTAAACTATGTCCGTATGGAAATTCAGATGAAATATTAAGAGGGGAATAAGAGAAGTAACTTAATTTTGTTGTGTCCTCATGACTGAAATCCAATTCAACCATGAACCCTTTATGGTCTGACACTGAATTATATTTAACAGTATTATCTGATTGAACAAAGTTAATCATTTTTTGGTTAAATAATGGTCTTTCAGTATTATAGAAGGTGAACCAATATTCTTCCTTCTTAACTAATTCATTATTGTATAAGATTAGGTCGACAACATTTATATTATCATAACCGTACTTGCTTAACAAGGATTCGTTTTCTTTATAAAACCTTTCTTTAACGTCAGACATGTCTAATATCTTAGAAGAGTTTGTCATACCGTTTATTACAAAGAATTTACCACAATCAGTTATCTCAACTACCGTATCGTATTTTGTATCTTTGTTTATTTCTTTTAAAACAAAATCGGCAAAACTGTTTACGATTCCTTTATTTGAATATTTATTGATGTAGTTCATTTTTAATAATTATACCAATTAATAGTAAAAATAATTTATATTATAAATAGAAAAAGGGGCGTTTATCACCCCTTTTTAATAACAGAAATAAGAAATAAATTACTTCTTATTGTAGTACTTCTCAACAACTTTCTTAATTGACTCTTGAATAGAAGAGTTATTAGTAGTTTGCCCTTGAACCTGAGCCAAAGTTTGATTTTGACTACTTTGTTGAGGGGTCGAAACTGTTTGAGGTTGAGTTTGATTTCCTTTATTTTTGCACCCGCATCCCATGGTAATAATATTTAGATTTGTTTATTCTTATTTATAAATATCACCAACTAATTTTTAATGTCAAGAAATTCAGGTTAAATTTATTTTATTTTCAAGTATTTATAGACATGGGAAATAAAGTAAGACTTACTGAACAAGGGTTACAACAACTAATTAAAAGAATTGTTGAGGAAGTTGATGGTGAATATTATAAAATATCACCAGAAGAATATTTAGAACTATTAAAGTTATCGGGGTATCACGGACAAGGAATTAGCAGATTGCCAAAGTTTAAAGGAAAACCTTTGTGGATAACCGGTGATTTAAAAATAAATAACACATCAACAGATTCTTTAGGGAATGTTGGTTATGTTGAGGGTAGTTTAGATATATCAAACACTAAGATAAGTGACATATCAAAAATTAATGTTAAAAACCATGTATGGGATGGCGGGACTCCGGTTCAACGCAAAAGATTGGCGGCCGAATTACAAAAAAAGAAAAATGAAATGGATGTTCTTCGCGATAACGATGAATGGAACATTAATAATACAGATGATGTAGGTTTAAAAGCTAATGCCTTATTTAAATATTTAATTTCTGTCGGTTTAGATGTTTTAGATGAAGAGGACCAAGAAAAATTATCTAACTTAAAAATTGAGTTAGATAAACTACAAGACAAATATAACAACGTTGAAGAACCTGAATTAGTTTCTGGTTTATATGATGAAATTAGTGATTTAGAGGGTGATATTGAAGGTTTAGAAAATGAAAACAATGATGTTTATATCATTTCCCCAAATCGTTATAGTACCTATGGGTTACAAAGTTTTGAAGTCTTAAGCCCTGAGTTTACAGACATGGTTTATAGTGTTGGGACCTCTGATGAGATGGATGACGCGGCGTTAACATACGCTAAAAATTATATTGATGAGGTTGGACTTGATGGGTTTAATCGGGGTTTTATTGATGAATACATTGATATTGATTATCTTAGAAGTTACTTTAGTGATTGGTTTGAAGATGATATACGACAAAATCCTGAAAGTTATTTCAGTGAAGATGATTTTAAATTAACCCAAAAACAAGAAGAAGAAAAAACTAGATTAGAACAAGAGATTGAAGAATATGAAGAAAGACAAAGTAATTTAGATAGTGAAATTGAAGAACCTGATGAATATTCTAGAATGTATGACCAAATACAAGACCACATCGATTCTTTACAAGAAGAATTAGACGATATAACACCTGATGATGAACCTACTGAGGAAATGATAGAAGAACTTCTTGAAAGTAGGTTAAATGATGTTGAAGACAGTCCTATATATTATATTAAAGAATATGGTGCTGACATTAAAAATTTTATTGATGAAGACGCTTTAGCTAAAGGACTTGTTGATAGCGACGGATGGGGTGTTATGAATGGGTATGATGGAGATTATGAGGAAGTAACCGTAAATGGTCAAGATTTTTATGTTATGAGAGTCGAGTAAAAGTATTCATTTATTTATAAAATTTTTGTATATTTTTAATAAATGGAAAAGAAAGGAAGACATAAAAAAGTTGAGTTTATAATGGACACTGATTGGTTATTCCAAGGTATCTTAGATGCAGAACAAAAACAATACGTTTTATTAGACTATTTCCAAAAATTAAATAAACATTTGGAATTAATGGAGGTCTACCCAATGTTTATTGAACTATCACTACATTTAGGGAATATTCAAACCTTACTTAATAAAAACCAAATTTTATATACTGATAAAAAATTTTTAACTAATGATGATGAGTTAGTATTATCGGATTTAAAAGTTAAAGACATTCCTGTTCTTGCGGACGAAGAAATTGACGAGTACCATCAGATTTTAAAAAATACACAACCACAATTATTTTACTACTTTAATTTTGCAAAATCAATTTGGAGTATGGTGTATGATTCTGTCGATATTGTTGTAAAAAAAAATAAAAATAATTTTAAAAGTAATTCAGGTTTTTTTTATTTTAAATCTAAAAATATTGTTTATGTATGGCAATATACCACCAAAAAAGTTTATAGGGTTAAAAATCAAAGTAAAACAACTACAAAATTAGTTTACGAAGGACCACAAAATAATTTGACAATGTTAGAAATTATTTCTAAATTTTCTAAAACATATGAAAAGAATGAGGAAGTTAATAATCCTGTTTTTGAAATGTTTTGTAAAGATATATTTCCGCTTGAGGAAACGTTAATTCCAATCTTTAAAAGAAAAGTATTAACATATATCAGTCAAAGTGGTGGTAGTAAAAAAACGGTTAAATATATAGAATAATGGGGCTCAAAAGTAGATTTATTGATATTGATAGCATCAATCATTACTTAGAAGGTAATGAAAAATTAGATATGTTATTTAAGGCGGATTCTTTTATTTTTATGGATGAAACTGCGTCTAAAGTTTACGAGTGGTATATTAAAAAGTTAACTGATGAAGAAATAAAATTAAAAATCAGTGAGTATTATATAAATAAAATAAAGTAAAAAAGATGATAAAAATTGAATATGTATGGTTAGATGGATATGCGCCAGAACCTAATTTAAGAAGTAAGATAAAAGTAATTGAAGGTGTGATTACTGATTTAACAAAAGTACCTGAATGGAACTTTGATGGTTCGTCAACAAAACAAGCCGAAGGATATAGTTCTGATTGTATATTAAAACCCGTTCGAATATATCGTGAGAATGATTGTTATAATAAAGTGTATGTGTTTTGTGAGGTAATGAATCCTGACGGAACACCACACGAATCAAACCATAGAACCATGTTAGGTGACGAGGTTAATGATATGTGGTTTGGGTTTGAACAAGAATATTTTATTCAAGAGGGTATTGGGAAATCAATATTAGGATTTAATCGAGGTCATATTGAAGGACAAGGTAAATACTATTGTGGTGTCGGTAGTAATGTTGTTGGACGACAATTAGTTGAAGAACATATGGATTTATGTTTAAATATGGGGATTGAAATTACCGGAGTTAATGCTGAAGTTGCTTTGGGACAATGGGAATATCAAGTGTTTGCTAAAGGTAAAATTAAAGCTGGTGACGATTTATGGATGTCAAGATATTTGATGGAGAAATTATCTGAAAAATACGGATATCATATTAACTACCACCCAAAACCTATTACTGCGGGTGATTGGAATGGTTCGGGTTTACATACAAACTTTTCAACAAAAAAGATGAGAGAAGTTGGGGGTGAAGGTTATTTCAAAACACTATTCAATGCGCTTGAGTCAAGAAAAGAACAACATATTGAAGTTTACGGTTCAGATAATAATCTTAGATTAACTGGTAAACATGAGACACAATCAATCCATAAATTTAGTTGGGGGGTAAGTGACAGAGGAGCTTCAATTAGAGTTCCAAGGTTAGTTGCAGAATTATGGAAAGGGTATCTTGAAGATAGACGGCCAGCGTCCAATGCGAACCCATACGAGGTTATCAAAGCAATTAGTGACACTATTGATATGGCTGACGAATTATCGGTTACATTAAGTAATATGTTTTCAAATGTTAATACTAAAAACTTTGATGATTTAAAATCTAAATACAATGGAATACCGACCGCAGAAGAACTCTTAGAGGAATATAAAAATGATGATGATTATGAGTTATCTGAAAAAATGATGGAGTCTAAAGCAAATGTTAAACCAGAGTTTATTAATAACAAAAACTAATAATATAAATGAAAGATAATTGTGCGTGTAACCCAATAAATGGGGGAGATGGTAATTGCCAGTGTGTAAATTCATCTAATGTTAACATAGAAAAAGAAATGGTAAATCATCCTGACCATTATCAATTTGGTAAAAATAATGAATACGAAGCAATAAAAGTTATTGACGCTTGGGATTTAGGGTTTAGTTTAGGAAATGCAATAAAATATATTAGTCGTGCAGGAAAAAAAAGAAAAGATACAGAACTTGAAGACCTCAGAAAAGGACTTTGGTACCTCCAACACCATATCGAAAACATCGAAAAATAAAACAGGACTCAGTAAAGAAATTTCAGTTTTAGACGCAATCACAACACCAAGTGAATTACTACGAGAAACTTTTATTAATTTTATGTGGGGGTTTTTAGGTAATTCTATTGTTGTGTTTGTTGCAAAAGAATTGGACTTTTTAGTTTTAATAAATTATATTTTGTATTACGTTTTAATTTCGTACATTGTCAACAGAAAAAAATATGATACAATTTTAGGTAAGTTTATCGTTCTACCTGGTTCAGCTGCGGGAGGAGCATTTGCAGGATATAAATTAGCTCAAATAATTACAGAAATAGTTTAATTAAAAAAAAATAAGATATGATAGGTAGTTTAGTGTATGTAAGTTTATTATTGAATGTGGTATTAATTTTAAAATTGATACGCAAATGATGATAGTAATGGGAATTTTAATTGTTGTTGCAATAGTGTTAATAACTGTGTTAGTGATGGATATTTTAATTGATATAATAATATGAAATACTACAAAATTATTTTAGCTGGTAAAGGAGCAGAACTTTACCCATTTGAATTAAACACAAAACAATACGAAACTTTTCGTGATAATGGGGTAGAACAAGATGAGATGGAATGCGATGATATATGTGAAATATTAGAAGTTGAAAGTTTCCTTGATTCACCAAACGAATCTATTATGGGGCCTTTTGCGGATTCATTTATTTTAAGAGTTGAAGATGAGGATGGAAAAGTTGTTTATGAAACAGAAGTTTTGGATATAAAAAAAATTGATTACGAAGAAAAATATTGTAGTAATAAAGCTTTTTTAATTGTTGAAAATTATTGTAAAGGTGAACAAGTAATTTATGATATACCACTTGAAGAAGATTTTGATATTGATAAATTAAGATTAAAAGTCTATGATGTTGGTTGTAGAGTCGAAGTAGTAAATGAAATTATATATGATGAAAAATCATATGAAATTTATAAATCATATGGTGATACAACTAGTAAAGGATTTAGTTATCATTTAACGGCAGGAATTTAAAAATTATGGAAACAGGAAAAATAATAAATGGAGATTGTATCAAGGTAATGAAAACATTATCTGATGGGTGTATTGATTTGGTTGTGACATCACCACCATATAATTGCGGAATTAAATATGACACCCACATAGATGACTTACCTATGGATAAATATTGGGGTTGGACAAGAGAATGGTTAACAGAAACTTACCGATTGATTAAAGATGACGGTAGAGTCTCAATTAACATTCCCTACGAAGTGAATGTTCAAGATAGAGGAGGTAGAGTATTTTTTGTTTCAGAATTTTATCAAATAATGAAAGAGGTTGGATTTAAATTCTTTGGAATTGTGGATTTAGAAGAAGATTCGCCACACAGAAGTAAGACAACCGCATGGGGTTCTTGGATGAGTCCCAGTTCTCCATATATTTATAATCCAAAAGAATGTGTAATATTAGCTTATAAAAAACAACACATTAAAAAAGTTAAAGGTGAACCAGAGTGGAAAGGAGTCCCAACTGAGATTGAACAGGAAGATGGGACATTAAAGAAAAAAATTGTGTATGAGGAAAAAGATAAGAAAGAGTTTATGGAACTTGTATTTGGTCAGTGGAATTACTTTGCAGATACTAAATCACTCACCAAGGCAACTTTCTCGATGGACATACCAACAAAAGCGATTAAAATATTGTCCTACAAAAACGATGTAGTTCTTGACCCATTTGCGGGTAGCGGGACATCATGCGTTGCTGCGGAAATATTAGATAGACGATGGATAGGTATAGAACTAAGTCCTGACTACGCTGAGATTTCTCGTAAACGAATACAATCTTTTGTGGATAAGAAAAAACAACTTAAATTAGAATTTAATAAATAGGGGAATTTAATATCCCCTTTTTTGTTTTCATGATATTTATTATAAAAAATACACATGAAAGGAATGAAACTTAATGAGTCTGAATTAAAAGATAGGATATTTCAAATTTATAAAGAGGAACAATATAAGATTCTTGAAGAAAAATGGAACAAATTATCTAAAGAAGATAAAATATTTGTTTTTGAATTTGCAAAAAAAATATACCCTGAACAAACCAAGTTAATAAAAGAATCTAAATGGTATAATACTCTTGGTGATGTTGTCGGTATCTTTGACCCAACAGGTATTGTTGATATTGTTAATGGTATTAGTTATTGGAGACAAGGTGATAAATTATATGCAATTCTTTCATTTGTTTCGGCAATCCCTTATTTAGGTGACCTTATCGCTAAACCTGTCATTGGTGTTATGAAATTAGGTGGTGGAGCCGCTAAAGCGTTTAAAGCAGCAACTTTAACTGGCGATGCCGTTAAAATTGCTGGTACGGCAAAAAGAGCTGGTGGACCTATTGCTAAGATGGTTGAGACTGCTCCAACTTGGGGTGAGAAATTAGTGACCGCTTTAAAAGGGTCTATTGGCCGAGTTCCTTTGTTAGGTTCTGGTTTAGTAAAAGTTATTGAAGAGTACGTTCAAATTTTTGGTAAAGCCGGAAAAGAAATGAAAGCGGGAACTGAAATTGGTAAAGGTATTGTAAAAAGTGAAAAGGCGTTAAGCGCTGTTGAAAAAGAGGAATTATTAAAACAAATGAGTAAAGACCAATCTTTCAGAGGGTTTAGAGATTTAGGTACTGGAAAAAATAGTTGGTTAAGTTTTATGAAATCGGATGCAAGTTTAGGTGCTAAATTTTATGCGGGGGTTCCTAGAATTTTTGGTGGTAATCCTGCAACAAGGTCTTTGATGAAAAGAACTAAATTTTATGCGGGGTTTTTAGATTGGTTAGGCGTTGGAAATTTTGTTGGTCCTGATGAGCTTGAAAAAATGTACCCTGACGTTGAAAAACAGTATGAACAATACGCTCAATTACCCGAATCACAAAATTTATGGAATCAGGAGTTCGCCTCAGGACAAACAACACAAACTACTGTAGCGTCCGAGTTACCATCATTGTCTACTGCAAAACAATCAGCATCAACTGCGGTTAAAACAGATGCATTCACATCATTAATCGGTTCACTATTAGGTGGGGGAAAAGCATTAGTATGAAAAACTTACTAAAAGAAAGTGGTATCAGAGATATCAATAAGTTAGCTAAACGTTATTCTAATGCTGAAATTTATTTTCACCAAGATTTGGATGGCGTAACAACTGCACTTGCGATGAAAAAATACCTTGAAGACAATGGTATTAAAGTTGTTGATGCTCACGTTATTCAATACGGGGATAAAGAGTTCTCGGTAAAGAAGAATGATGCTCAAGGTGACATTATGCCAGTACTTGTGGATTTTGCTCATGGTAAACCAATGTTTGTTATCCATACAGACCACCACGATAGACAAGCGGGGGCGGAAGATACTAAATCCACTTCATTTAGAAGTTCACGTTCAAATGTTGAAACAATATCCCAGGTGGTATCACCTAATGAAATATTCTCACCTGAAGATATTCAATTAATATCTATGGTTGACTCAGCTAACTACGCGGCGAACGAAGTAACGGTTGACCAAGTAATAAATTATTTATTCAAATTAGATAAAGATAAATCTTTGGGTAAAAACAAAACTGCCTTAGGTTTAGTTGCTAATAAGTTATTATTGGCGTTTAAAAATAAACCAGGGTTTTTAGAAGAACTTGTTATGGTTGGTACCCCATCACTTATGAATCTTGTTACTAACATAAAAAGAATCATGATTGAAAAAGGTTACGCTACCGTACCCGAATTACAGAAAAACAAAGAAGGTTATATTGACCAAATGAAAAACCACCATAATGTTAAAATTGAAGGTAACATTATTGTTCAATACGGGGGTGGTAGTATGATGAAACCTGGTTCTTATGATAGATACACGCCCTTCAAAAATAACCCTGATGCTGATTTCTTAGTTATTGCTTGGCCATTAGGATTAGTTCAAGCGTCTTGTAATCCTTATAAAAAAGAACGTGAGTTAAAAGGTGTTAACTTAGGTGAGATTGCTCAGGAAGTACTTGCTAAATGGGAAACGCAATTACAAGAAAGACAAATACCGTTATCAACAATTAAATGGATTTCTGAAGGTTCAAAAGGATTTGGTCCTGAATCAGTTGGGTTTACGTTTAAAGATTTTGTTGCGTTATATGGTAACAATTTTAAAACAATGGAGAATGGTAAAGAACATTTAACTCAAATTGGTAAAATGATGGAAATTCCTTTTACTGAATTAAGCGAGGAAGAAATGAAAATGTTAGATGGTGTCACAATTAATGCTTGGGATTTAATTCAAGCTAATAGTGGTGGTCATAAATGTATCACGAACATTTCGGGGCTTAGTTATTTAGGTAGGTCTAAAAGACCGCCAGCTGGAAAGTACAAGTATAATGCTGAGTCAGATGATTCTCCTTATGTGAAGTTTACTAAAATGGTTCAAAAAGAATTGGTAAATGTGTTACAGTCTAAAATTAATGAAGGTTAAAAATTAACCTCATCACCGATTTGTAATCCTAATTTTTTTGCGTTACCCCCCATAATTTCTAAAATTATATCACCTTCACCACAGTAATTAACGCATTCATCTGTCGTACATGGGGAACAATTATGGTGTATTTTAGTTATGGTATTACTATCAATAAAAATAATGTCTAACGGGATAATACAATTTTTCATCCAAAAACAATGTTCACCGTCATCCATTAAAAATAACATACCATTATAGGAACTGTCAAATTTTTTACCCATCATACCACTTTCAGTATCTTTTGGTGTAATAACTGTTTTAACTTTAAACTTATTGTTATTAATTTTTATTATCATATTTAATAAATATCTTAAGTTTTTATAATAAAATTTTAAAAATAGTTTTTCTTTTTGAAAAGTTTAATATATTTATATCCTACAAAGCCCCAACGACCCCCTTTCTTGAGTTGGTTAATAATTAAACCCTAACAGTGTAAAAATTGTTAGGGTTTTTAATTTTTAATCACTATCTTTGCTTTATGGGGACTCAAATCAGCATAATAAATCGTAAAGTTAAGTTCGAATATTCATTTATCGAAACTTTGATTGTTGGTATAAAATTGGTTGGTCCTGAAGTTAAATCAATTCGTAGTGGTAAAGTGTCATTAGTTGATGCTTATTGTTTTTTTATTAATAACGAGTTAGTAGTTAAAGGAATGAATATTCCAGAATATAAAATGGCGTACACTCACGAACCATTGCGAGATAGAAAGTTATTACTTAAGAAAAAAGAAATTGTTAAATTACAAAAAGAACTTGTTAAAGGATTAACATTGGTCCCATATAGAATATTTTCAAATGATAGAGGATTGTTGAAGATGGAAATAGTTTTGGGTAAGGGTAAAAAATTACATGATAAGAGAGAATCTATTAAAGAAAGAGATATTAATAGAGAAATTATGCGTGGCATTTAAAAATTTTTTGTATCTTTGTAATTACAAACACCAATACTATGACCGACATATTAACACAAAAAAAAATTGCAAAAACTAAGTACCAAAACGCTAAACGTAGTGCGTTAAAAAGTTATGACCAACAAAAGTTAGAAATTGACAAGAAACAAAAAGTTTTTCAAGATTTCTATGCTGATATGGTTAAAGTGTCTCCTGATTTTGAATTGGTTAAAACTCAAAATTCTTTGGATTATAAAGTTTGGGTTGATTCATTTCCCGTTGAAACTTTAACATTAAATTATTTTGATTATGAAATTAAATACACAGGTAAATTACCTGAAGTAGTACCAAGGGGTAAAATTCGTATTGATGTTAGTGAACACTATGTTACTCCAAGAGGTTCGTGGAGACAAACAAACTTGGGTTTTAAAATTAAAACTTTATTAGGTTATAATGAAGAAAGTCCATATTACAAATCTGGTAGAACTGTTGCTAAAAAAGTAATTGAATATGTAGATTCTTTATGGGCAATTGAAAAAGACAGATTATTAAAACAAGATATCAGAAGCCGTGCGTTCAGAGAATTAATTGACATGTTTAGGTTTTCTATGGTTGATTTTGGTACACCAACAACCCCAAACGACCCTAATACCTTTACAATAACTAATGTTAATAAAACCAAGATTATTTTAGGGTACAGATATCGTTCTGTTAATGATAAGATTGAGTTTATTAAAAAGGATATCATTGTACCTAAAGAATTTAATTTAACTTCTTTAGTAGAAAAATTAGGAGAATTGTAAAAAACGCAGTATATTTGTAGAAACAATTAAGGATATGAACACACAGACATACAACATCAGAATCGAGAACGAAAAATTTGGTAAACTTTTGAATGAAACATTCATTGATGGAATCCAATTCAAATTATTTTTGAAGATGGTTAGTGGATGTTTAGAGTTAAAAAATGACTTAACATTTTTCAACGGAACCGATTTCTTAATCAACATTCCTTACAAATTTTTAAAGGATTCAATTATTGTTACATCAACTAACGAGTTCACTTTGGCTGACCATGCAAAAAGCAAAATTGAAGCGTTAGTTACTAAATAAAATAAATTATGAGCATTGAAACAGGATTATTAATCTCAATTTTAGTATCACTTTATATCATCTATAAGTTTTGGAAAAAAATTCTTAAAACTTTGTTGATTATTACAGTACTTTTTTTTGTTTTTTTAGTAATTAAAGTAAAAAGTGTTTACGATAAATTAATTTCAAAAGATACTATTGAACAACCTAGTGAAACAATTCTTAATAAAAAAGAACTTAATAAAGTTTGGGAATTAATTACTAAAGAATAATAAAAAAATGTCTTTTATTAATATAAGAACAATTTTGTTAATAAAAATGTTGATGGTTTTAGAGTTTTACCTGTTTCTGAATTCTCATAATATGTTGTTTCCTTGTTTAAAAAAATAAGGTGGTGGTGTCTGACATAACCTGTCGGCCCTAAAGGAGACTTAGGTCTCCTTTTTTTTGTTTTAATGATATTTATAACTAAAACAATTATGGCTAAAGATATTATTATTTCGGAAAAACAATTAGAACTGTTAGTTAATGGCGTTAAAAAAGGAAATATACAAGAGCACGGACAAGAAGGGTCTTATATGGCAAAACAACAATTATTCACTATTGCAACATTAGCACATGCTATGTGGGAAAAAATGGAACAAGGTGAACAACTTGAGGATTGGATGGAGACTAAACTTGCTCAGGCCGAACAAAGTGTTGTTAGTGTTGTTAAGACATATATGTATGACGAATTTGAGTCTAAAGACTCTGAAGGTATGGGTAAATTAAATTACGATGAAATAGTAATTGGTAAATAATTAGAAAATACTTTTACATTTAAAAACTTTTGTTTTATTATTAAGACAAAAGTTTTTTTATGAGTAAAATTATAGTAACAGGTGGGTTAGGTTTTATTGGGTCACATTTTGTAAATTATGTTAGAGAAAATACATACCACAAAGTATTAATTATTGATAAACTTACATACGCAGGTAATCTTAATAATCTTATATTACCAACCGATTATTTAAAAAAAGATATATGTGATGTGATACCTGAGGATTTAGGTGACTACGATTACATAGTTAATTTTGCTGCTGAGTCACACGTTGACAATTCAATTAAAGACGGATTACCATTTGTTAAATCAAATGTACAAGGTACCTTCAACATGATTGAGGTCGCAAGAAAAAACAAAAACCTAATTAAATTCTTACACATTTCAACGGACGAAGTTTATGGTGATATAGATGAGTATTCAGCAATTGAATCCGATAACATTATCCCAAGTTCATATTATTCCGCAACTAAAGCATCTGCCGATATGTTGGTAATGTCTGCAGGAAGAACATATGGGTTTCCATATTTAATCACACGTACTTGTAATAATTACGGGGAAAATCAACACCACGAAAAATTTATACCAAAGATTATTAGGTCAATTAAAAACGGTGATGAGGTGCCAGTGTATGGGGATGGTGAACAAGTTAGGGAGTGGATACATGCTGATGATAACGCAAAAACAATATTAACCCTATTAATGTCGGATGAAGTTAATGAAATATATAATATTGGAACTGGAGAATCATACACTAATAACCAAATAATTAAAATGATTGGTAATATATTAGGTAAGGATGTTAAATTTAAATACGTTGAAGATAGACTGGGTCACGATAAAAGATATTCATTAAGTTCTTTAAAATATGAAAACAAATTTGGTGTAATGCAAAATACTAAACTAACCGAATGGTTAAAAAAAATAATTAAATAAATAAAAATGGTAGAAAAACAAAACAGATTACTTAATGCGTTAGACGCAAAATATCGAGCGGAAATAATGGACGCTTTAGCAAGATTAGAAGTTTACGTAACTTCACCAGTTGCAATTGGGGAACATCCACAACATACTGAAGAAATGGATAAATTAATTGAACAGTATGCAAATGCTAAAGACAAAGCTGAATCATTAATGATTATGAAAGCGGAACTTGGGTTTTAAATGAGTTAATTTAAACAAATAATAAATAATATGGAAGAAGGTTTATTAATACATAATTCAGTATTCAAAGATAGTCGAGGAACATTTGCGCCTTTACCTTTAAAATTTGATGAAAGTAACTTATCTGTTTTACGTAAAGATTGGGTACAAAGTAATATTAGTGTTAACCCTAATAAATTTACGTTTAGAGGATTACATTTTCAAGTTGGTGAGTTCGCTCAGTCAAAGTTAGTTAAGGTCATTACGGGGAAGATAATCGACTTCATCGTTGATATTAGACCTAATTCGCCTAACTATCTAAAGACTTATGAGTTTGTTGTAGAACCTAACAATGAATTGTTTGTTCCTAAAGGATTTGCCCACGGGTTTATAACTACCGAGGATAACACGGTAGTTCAGTACTTGGTAGACAATGATTACTCACCATTAAAGGAGGGTTCCATTTTTTGGGCCGACTTTAATTTAGTTAAACAAACCGTAGAACGAGTGATTGGGGATAATGAGTTAACAATTTCAACAAAGGATTTGGTAACTAAAAATTTTAATGTATAATCAAGCGATAAAATTTCATAAGAATAAGACAATACCAATTGAACTACCAAGTCCAACAGGCACAACTTCTGTTGATATAAAGTTAAAGAGTGGGAAGAATGACCTCAGTTTTATTGTTGAAGTTTATAGAACCAAGGATATTAATGGTTTAACTAATAAAGTAATACAACACTATATCTACAAACAATTATCATTGTATCTAACATTATTCTCAATCGATGAAGAATATAACATAGAGGCTTTCAATTTTATTGATAGTTAAGGTATTTATAGTAAAACCTTATTATGAAAAATGAAATTTTAAAAGACAGAATATACGAAGCGATTAAGCAAAACGAGTTATTAACTGAACAAAAAACAGGAACAAAAGATTTTGTTGAGATGGTATCATTATTGTTACATTCACAAACTCAGGTACATACTTTTCATTTACAAACAAAATCATATTCCGAACACAAGGCGTTACAAGGTTATTATGAGGGAATTGATTCACTTGTTGATGGCATAATAGAGTCATATCAAGGTAAATATAATATCCTTAAGGGGTATAAAAAATACGATATTGAAGATTATAAAGACACTACAATAACAGTTAATTATTTTAAAGATTTATGTGGTAAAGTTGATGATTTAAGGGATTGTTGTAAAGATTCTTACATTCAAAATCAAATTGATACTGTTTGTGAATTAATTAACTCAACATTATATAAATTAAGATTTTTAAAATAATTAAATCAATATTTATTTTTATGAATAAACGAGAAATTCTTAACGATTTAATTAAAAAAATAATTTCATGTAATACTCAACATGAACTTAAAGAAATTGTTAAAGATATTAATGATTTTATTAATGATTATTCTATTGTCAATAATTCTAATGAGTATAAGAGGCTCAAAAATGCCGTTGGAATTATGAGAATAAAACTAAAAAAAGATTTTAAGATTGATGAGTCAAAAACAATTCGTGTTACTGAGTTTGACTTAGTTAAAATTGTTAAATTAATTATTAAAGAACAACTTGAAGGTCAAGGAGAAAATCCTTTGTCGGAAAAAGAGATTAGGTTATTCAAATATCTTAATAAAAATAAACAAGATATGGGTAACCAATCTAAAATGTTAGCTTTTGTTAAAACCATGATGCCTTTTGTGGGGAGACCTGAATCTGATGCAAGATTCTATTACGAAATTTATACCGCGAACTACAGACCTAATGGTGATTACGAGAATTTAGATAAGACAACTTTCAGAAACTTCAAAGAGTTTAAACAAAGAAGAACGCCAAACAATAACGCGTACCAATTCAGTAGCGCTAAAATTCCTTTTAAAGGTTCTAATATTGAAGGGTATTGGGATGTTAATAGAAAAAATGAATGGTATTATGTTGTTAAGTCTTATGGTTGGTATCCAGTTTATTTATTCATTAACAATCAATGGTATGTAGTTAGTAATACCTATTCATCATCAACATCTAAACAAATGTCACACGCTAATCCTGTAAGATATAATTCAGGTTTAGATGCTAAAGTTATTAGTGTAACAAAGGAAGAAATCCAAAATCTTATTAACGGAAAAAGTTTAGATGATGTTAAATCCGAAAGAGTAACTAATTTTGGTGATAAATTTGCTAGTTCTTTAATTGGTACTAAAAAATTATTAACTATTGATTTTGGATGGGGTGATAACAGAAAGAAAGTTAATTATACTATCACAGACGTTAAGAATGACGGTGGTAAAATTAAAATTGACATCACTATTAATAAAGCAGGTACCGTTGAAGGTACAAATAAGATGGTTGTTAATCCTGAAGGTTATGTACACCCAAGCCCTTTCTCAGAAGATTTGGAAAATGGTATTGAGTTAAAAATAATTTCTGATAATAAAGATTATTTAACTGATGATAATACTGAGTTTACTTTTCATCACCCCTCAAAATAAGGTTTAAAATTTTATTAAAAAATCTATTGAGATTGGTACTTCTTCTTCTCGATTCTCGGAAAAGTCTAAGGTAACATCCTTTGACTCATTATTAAAGATAAAACGACCTTGAGAACCTTCATTAATTTCCCATCCACCCATGTGTTTTTCTAATTGTTCGTAAATAAAATTAACAATTTTAACGTCTAAATTTATCCGACCTTCAAAATCTCCGTATGCAAAGTCATTACAGTCACCACTATCACCACCACCACTAAAATCAACATAACCTTCAGAAACATTTTTTTCGTGAAGTTGGTCAAATAAATTCACAATTGCTTCATACAATTCAACACTATAATCTTCTCTAATTTCTTCTAATGTGGTTTCTGATTGAGATTCTAATGTTGTGTATTGCATTTCCCATACGTTTAAAAATAATATACGTTCTTTACAATCAATATTAATTTTAATTGTGCCTCTATACTCACAATCTGACATTACTTTGTAGACCTCATTTTTGTCTAAAATATGTTCTAAAGTGTCAGATATTGCTTCATATAATTCTATTGTTGTTCCGTCATCACTGTACGCACTGTCGTCCATATAATCAAGGCGACATTCTTCAGTATAAACGGTAATGTTAACCTCACTACTTCCATGTGACATGCAATAATATGAAAATAGTTTAAGGCTTTTTAATTGTTCTTCAGTTACTTGAGGTGTCATATTGTTTTTAACTATAAATACTTTAATCTATGTTAATATCTAAAGTTCTCATCATCCACATAGGTCTTTCTTTAGATTCTAAAGCCATTATCCATTCTTTAGCACAAGGTAAATGGTTATAACAATCCTCTCTAACATGTTGTTCACCAACATAACGTGTATAAATTGTTTTCCCGTCACTATTTACAAATGACATACCAAATACTTTTTCCATTTCAAAAATACCCTCACTATGATGTCTAAACATTCTGTGGTTAGAATGTCCATACCAAGCCTTGGTCTCATCAAACCAATTGTGTATGTTTATGTATTCTTCCCAAGTTCCACCAAATTTTTTGGCCGATGATTTTGCGTGAATAATAGGGTGCATAATGACTTTAATGTAAATATAAGTATTTTGTTCACTTGATAAATAAAAAATATTTCTTAACCCAATATATTTATCAGTATGGAACAAACATTCTTTGGTAATGATTATCAATTTGGACATTGTCATTACTTTGCAAAATATCTAATAAAAGTATTCCAAGAGTTACTTCCTAATGAGGAAATTAATTACCATTTAATATTAGCTGAAAGACTTGATGATGATAATGAAAATATTGACGATGTGTTAGTCCATGCTTATCTTAAAGTCGGTGATTATTTAATTGATTCTGAAGGTGTGCATACTATTGATATTGCATCAGAAAGAGAAAAAGAATGGGCTAACAGAGAAATGGATTTAACCCCTGATGGGTATGACTTCTCAACTTGGGAAGAAAGTAGGGATGAGATTCCTGAAATGTTTTTCAATAGATTCTGCTCAACCAAAAAATTAAAACAAGATGTAATTGATTTTGTTAAAAGACAAGATGTTCAAGAAGTTATTCAAAAATTAAAATAAATTTACTACATTATGAAACTTAAAATAACAGAACAACAATTACACAGTATCAACGAATTCCTTGCCGAAAAGAAAGCTTTCTTTAAATATTGGGATAGATTTGGTGGTAAAATTGATGATAACTTTTATAAGTTATTTGGTTTTGAAGGTACTCGATTACCTGAGTTAATTGTTGGTAAAACTAAAATTAGGTATTACGATGTTTTAGGTTTTTTAAGAGAGTGGTTAGGTGAGTCTAAATCAATTGAAATGACTGAAGAATTGTTAAAAGGCACCCACCATGTTGTTGGACCTATTTATGGTGGTTATGATTACAAATTTACTGTATCTGAAGTACAAGAAAAAAATTCAACCCAATTTACAACTACAGTACTTATTGATGATGTTAATGGTGAGGTGACTTTATTTCAGAATGGAGAACTTTATAAATTAATTGATGCAAGAAATGAAGAAGAATTTGGATGGGAGATTGAAAATGAAATTCAAGACTGTACTGATGAATACCTTTCAAAAGAAATAACTAGCCGTACGGGAATTGTAATTGTGTTTAATGATATTGATTTCACAAGTGGTGAAAAATAATTATCTTTCTTGTCTTCGTTCCCAATCAGTTTTACCTGAACTACCAGGGTTCATTTGACTTAAATCGTGTTCCCAATCAAAAATAGGAATACCACTACCATTATAAACAATCATTTGATAATCAGGATTTTTAATTGATAAATGTTTAAAAGGAATTAATTTAGATACAACATTCTTAATATGATGGTCAACCAACCAAAAAGGGTCAACATCCTCATACATATCTTTTTTAGTTGCATTTTCATCTTTCATATATATTTTATAGATAAGATATGGCTGACGCGCCCCATGTATAGACACATCAATATGGTCAACATTGGGGTACGTCGATAGTATAAGACCTGAATTAACAATCTTGTTTAACGCTTGTATTTCTTGGTCTTGAGTCATTATTTAATATCGTTACTTCCGATTAAAGTATAACTGAATGAGTTACCATGGATGTTTTTAGACTTTCTACAGATTGACATGAATTCCTCAAAATCCGCAGCTTTCTTAAATACTTGACAACCTTCAGACCAATTCTCTACGTAAGTTGAGTCAGCACCCGCTTTATGAATATTAATACCGTAAACACCTTCAGTTATTTTTGTTTCATCATATTTCATATCACGATTTGCATCACGATAAACCTTAACATTCTTTGCTTGACCTAACGCTTCATATTTACCTTGGTGTAATCTAATAGTGTGGGAACCACGATATTGGCCCTCAACTAAACGAGCAACACCCGCAGCGTTATGATATTCCATAACACCTTTTTTACCTGGGTCAGTAGTTGCTGGCCAAATATGGAATTTCCATTCACCATTTTCTTTGTATGATAATGTAATATAATCATCAAATACATTGGTAACTTTATCACCTGTAGAATCATTTCTAACTCCCACAATGTTCACATCAAAACCTTTGTTGTTTGCATCCTCAAACCATACGTGACCTTTACTTTTAACCGCCGATTCAATTTGCTCTCTTTTGTAAGACATAATTTAATTTTTAATTGTTTATTTATTAAATAAATATGAGGTTAACATTTAATCTGCGGTTTTGAAGTTAAATAATAATATAAACTATTATGGGATATATTTATATTATAGATGAAAAAAAATTTGTATATCTCTGAGGTTGAGAAGGTGGTAAAACAAATATTACCTAAATTTATTGATAGGTTTAAATCTCAACACAATTTTGAATTACCTAAATTTGTGATTGACATTAGTGGGTACCCAAACAATATGTGGAATCGGAGAGGTGAGTATGAACCTATTAGTTTTAATACAATAGTTGCTAAAGTCAAAGTTGATGTTAAAGATGGTCGTTTAGGTAGATTAAAGAAACTATTAAAAATTGTAATAGAACAATCTCTTAGTAGTTTAGGGTATAATTACGGTGAGGTTTATATTGAGTTTGATAAAGAGTCAATCCAAGAACAAACAAACTCGGTTGATAGATTTAAAAGTATTATAACTAAGTTGATTAGCGATAAACCTACACATCAAGGGTCATACACAATGCCTTATACTGATAATGATGATATGGTTGATTGGCACGTTGAGTACGTGGTGAAAAATGTTGAATTATGGAAACCAAATGAACGTGAACTTAGTTTATGTGAACAAGATACTTTATATACTGGTACTGTATATATTAACGTAAATAGAATCTTAGTTGGGTTTGAAGAAACTGACGAATGGGAAAGAGGTCATGGTGAAGATGATTTACCTAGTTGGTGTTGGGACGATGTTCAAGAAAATGTTATGAATACTATTGAACAAATGTTACCGCAAATATGTATTGATGTGGATTTAAGTTTTAAAGTTAATTATGAGTAAAGAAAAAAAAATATACAAATTAATAGAAAATTTGGGTTTAACTAACGCATCTAATATATTGGGGTTACCAAAATATGAATTAGTTAGGATTGCAAATTACCCTATTAATTATGAAACCGCAAATATGTTACTTTTTGATTTGAATAGAGATAATTTATTACCTACTGTTTATAAAGATTGTGAGATAAGTGTTAGTAATTGGGATGGTATATTTTCTTGGGAGTATAAAGGACCTGACGATGAAAAAATGTTAACCATGGCGACACCATTTTGGGATGGTAATAACATTACACCCGTTGAATCGACAGAATATAAAATCAACGGGTTTACGATTGATGAGGATTTTTATATCGAATTAAGAAGCCGAATAGAATTTGATGGTATTGAAGATTTATTAACTTGGTATAAACACTTTTATTTACCAAAAGTTTATAATCTGATATTAAGTAATTTAGAAAGATTTAGAAATTTAGTTAAACATAAAGATTTATAACCCTTAACGCACCTGAAAAATTCTGTAAATCAATAATTGGTTTTAAATCTACAGTAATAAATACTGTTGTATTATCTTCCAAATCAAGAAGACCATGGTCATCAAACTCATCAACCCATTCTTTATTAAAGAATACTAATGATTGAGAGTTATCTATTAATTTAAGATAGGTTTCGTTATTAATTACTTTAGGTTGTTCCATAGTTTCAAACAAATCTCTAAATTTACTATTCCAAGATAATACAAAGAAATATTCTAATTTAAGTGAATCGTTAGTTGCAATATCACCATTACCATCACAATTATAACAATCAACACTACCAGTGGAATCACATGAGTTACATTCAATATTCCCATCACCACCACATTCATCACAATACACTTGTCCGCCACCTTGACACTCACCACAATCTTTACCTTCCGAATCTTCCCCTGAACCTTCACAATCAATACACGTAACTTCACCTGAACCATCACACAAATCGCAACTTAAATACGAATCTCCCATACAATCTTCACAACCATTTTGGCCAGCACCGTCACAGGAAGGACACTCAACATTTGGGTCATGTTCTAATATAGTTGCAATTGATACCGCAAATAAATTGGATTTCATAATATCATAAGCAACGTTAATATCTCTACCTTTTTTTTCTTGAGGTATAAGAAAACACATATACGCTAAATCTTCACCAGAAATCCTATCACCAAATAATTCTGTAATAAACTTATTCTCTCTTAATGTACCTAATACATTACCAGGATGTAAACCATTTTTATATTGTATTGATAATTTTTTAACTAATGATAGTAATTGTTCTTTTTTCATTTTAACTAATTTTTCTTACTGAACTATAGTCATAACTAACATCTGTTGTTTCACCATCGTAATAATCTTCATCAATCATATCACCATCGTAATAATCAAATACCCCTTCACCTTCAGCCATTCTACTTGTTGGAATAACTAAGTTTGCATCATAAGAACTCATTTCATGGCGATATGTTCTTTTAACATGCTCCGTTCTATCTTCAGAAATTTCAAACTTATAGACACCAACTGACGGTCTTTTAATTTCACCATTTGGCTTTTGTGTTGAAAAATCATAATTTGTATTTAGGTGTAATGTTGCGACAATATAATTTTCGTCAATTGGAAAATTTAAATCCAGCCCAACAATTTTTGCTGCGTGGTCACAATTATTTGATAAATCATAATCTTCCATATCAGGTGTTGAATCATTAGATTTTGATATAAAACTTTTAAGTAAGTAAAATAATTGTTTATTACCAATGTTTTCTAATTTTGACTTTTCCATATTTTATAAATATAATAATATAATAAAATTAATTTTCAGCAATACTAACCGCGTTTAAATCATAACGTTTGTTTAACCACTCAAGAACTAATTGAGGTGCGTATAAATCACCAAACAAATCAACTATTTTTTGGTAGAGATAAGTATCTATCTGAATTAAAGGGTATGTTGATAACACATAAGGGGTCGTAATGTTATGATATTCTTCATAATCTTCTGAGGTTCCAAAATAGGTAAATACAAATTCATAGTCAGAATCCATATCCATATCCTCACCATCGTTAGGGTATTCGTAAAAAAACTCTCTAACACTATTACCATAACCTGTTCTATGCTCATTAGCATATTTTAATTCATCCTGTGAATCCAAGTACTTGAACAGTAGTTTTTTAAATTTATCCTTATTTATTTTAATGTCCATATTGTTAAATACTTTTAAACTGTTGTTTTACCCCAATAATTTTTATATATTTGTAATATAAAAATAGAATAAAAAAACACATTATTTAAACAATATAAAAAAATATGCAAACACTCACATTCAACACTACAATTAAAAGAGTAGTTTTATTATCAGGTTCAAGAGAAGATTCAAAAGTTTTAGAAGTATTTGACAATGTTTCAACTGTAAGATGTTCTGAATTAGGATTTTACGAAATTATGCAGAAATTAGAGACTGATTCAATTTCTGCAATTCCTGTGATGAGACTACCTATTACAAGCACAAATATGATTATTATTAAGTAAAAAACTAAAAATATGACTGAAGAAGAATTTGAAAATTGGAAATCGGTTGATTACCGAATGAGAGAAGAAGGAATTGATTATTGTTTTGAGCATTATAGTAGATTTGAAGAAATCAAAGATGAAGAATTCCATAAATTAAGATTGGAGTTTTTATCTAGTATGTTCAAAATACGTGAATACGTTAAAAACACAATAGAAAGTTACGAAGAGGAAGACACAAATATGTTGTAATACTTTGAGAGGGACATTGATGTCCCTCTCAAAATTTTTTATAATGTTTTTTGAGGTAAAGGATTACCAAGTTTTACACGCCCAATATCTTGCTTTCCATCTTGGACCTGGTGTCTCACAATGATGACGAGCTCTAAATGATTTTCTTCTTGCTGGGTTATTCTTTTTTATTACCATTCTTTTTCCTTTAGCGGATTTACCGCCAAACCCAAAGTTTACTTTAACAACATTACCTTTGTCGTTTTTAACGTAAACTTTAGATTTTTTTACATCGCCTTGCATTATCTTACCTAATTGAACTTTACGTCCTTGGTATTCGGCTTCAGTTAATAAGTCAGTAACTTTAAAGTCAGTCTCCTCGACTGACCCATAAAAACTATCAACCATTTCTTTTAGGTCAAACAGTTTATTATATTGTGATTCTGTGATTATGAATTTCATTTTTCGTAACGTGTCATTGTTGGTTTATTACCTTTCCCTATTTTAGGGTCTTTTTTTTCCGCTCTTCTTTTTTGTTGAGTCATTGCTTTTTTTTCATCTTTATCGTATGATGAGGCAATCTTTGGTGTTTCAGATGAAACTTTTTTTGAGGGGCGACATTTTGGATATGATTTTCCGTCAGCATCCTTTCTTCCACAAGGTGGATGTTTTCCGTCAACTTTTTTACTTACATCAACCCATTTCTCTTTAAACCAGTTTCTTAAATCTTCATTAACATTTTCGTTTTTTTCAGAAGTGGTTAAACCGTTAAGTAGTTTTTTGTATTGAGATTCTGTGATTATTAATTTCATTATTTAATAATATATTTTGTATAATCAGTCGTTGATGGCTTTTCGTTTTTGAAATAATACTTCTCAACTTTTTTACCGTATTTAATTATTTTATAATAAGCGTCAGGTACCGTCGCACCTGATAATAGTTTAATTGACGATTTACTGTAAACACATTTAATTTCAACTAATACAACACTATTGGTTTTTGATAAATTTCTTTCATGGACTTCCAATAGTCTCCAAGTTGTTCTATTTAAATCTTGTTGTTGTAATGAACAGTTTAAATAACTAAACGTTTTGTATAATAATTCACGAGTACAATTGAAGTCTGCAGCTGGTGCCATGTGGCCTTTATCGTAAACATTATTTTCATAATCTTTGTTATCTGAAGTTTTGATTGAATCATTAATGTAGAAATCCATTCCCGTTCTATTTGCAGTACCGTTAGGACACTGAACGGTATATTTAACCCATAATGGTTGTTCTAATTTTTCTGAGTACATAACCTCAAAAATATCTGTTTTAACTTTAACATTATCTCTAAGTGGTTTTTGGCCGAACGATGATAATGATATGATACTTATTAATACTAAAAAAAGTGACCTTTTCATATTTATAAATATGCGGATATTTATAAATCAAACAATATAAACATGAGTAATCAAAAAGCGTCGGAGATTTTAAATAGATTCAACGATGGTGAGTGGGATGAGTTACAACCATATTTTAATAATATAATAACTTTTTTTAAATTTGTTAAAAAATATGGACTTTTAGAAGAGATAGATTTAGGGGAGATTCCTTCTGGTTATTTTAGTAATGAATTGTTTGATTATTTGGTTGATAATGGTATTATGGCTAATTTAGACTATAATTCTGTTCCTGAAGAGTTTCAAAACAATTATTTACTACATGGTTTAGAATATAACTATGAAAATACCGTTAAATATATTACAAGCAACGTTTTAGGTGATGTTGAAATTAGACCTGATGGGTTTTATTTATATTTAGGTAATGATAGAGATGATTTAGCTTCTTTTTTCTGTGTTTCCTCCCGTCGTGACGTTTCTCCTGAAGATGTTGCAAAACAAATATTTAGCGAAGATGGTTTAGGTCACGATTGGTATTTTGATGTTGATACAAAACCATCTGATGTTATTGACGATTTAGACGAAAAAAATACCGCCCATTTAAAAGATGTTATTTTTAAAGAAATTGGAGATAAAGAATTATCTTTAGAAGATTATGATTCTGATTTTTTTGAAAGTTTATCAGAAGAACAGGGGACTGAAGGTTATTTTAGAATTGGACCTGAAGACTTAAATGAATTAATTAAAGATTCCGAAGCAATAGATGAACTATGTGAAACTGATTTAAGTGAGTTAGGTCAAGAATTAAAAAATATTTATTGGAACGCTTATAATTCTGCATATGAAAATGAAATATATGAATTAGTATATGATGGTTTAAATGAATACTTTGAAGGAAAAATTGATGAAGTACCAAAAGAAACTACTAAATCGGATGGTAAAAAAGTAACCACATACTTAAATTATATTAAAATTAGAGATTTTGTTGGAAACATCACTTTATTTTTAGAAAACAATAGAGGTCAATCATATTCCGATTCATATTTAGACTATTTTGGTAGTTATACTACTTTGATGAAACAACTAATCGACGATGGTGATTTTGAATGTATAGATTTTAGAACTCCTGATTATCCAGATTGGTCTGATATTAAAAAAAATATAAACGAAATGTTTGATGAATATATTTAATTGACAATTTAAATTTTAATTACTATTTTTATTTTAAAATTAATAAAATGATTGAAGAAATTAAAATTGAGAAAGATAAAACTCCAAAAACAACTCCTAACAAACCTATTTTAGATGTTGACCATAAAAATGGTAAAAAAAAATATTATAAACCTAAAAAGAAAAGAGAAATTTTAAATATTGAAATTGGTAAAATTGGGCTTGATAATTTTCATAAAGTAGTTCATACAGAAAAACCATATTTGGAATACAAAAAACTAATAACAAATAAAAATGTTGGTAGCGACTTTATTGATAATAGTAAAAAATTTAGTTTTATTAAATCAGGGATTAGAATTGTCGCTTGTATTTGTGGATTATTTGGTGAATTTGAGTTGGCGTTTATTTTATTAGGTGTTGCGGAGATTTTTGACGTTTACAAATAATTAGTTTAAAAAAGTCAAATTAATTTTGTATCTTTGTACTATGGATAAAGAACTAGTATATTTGATTACATGGTTAGTAACGTGGAGCGACTTCAAATCAAAAGAGGTTGTTCGGATTATTTTTACTAATGAAAAAGAATTACGCAATGTACCAACAATTAAATTAGAAACAACAAAAACTGTTGAGTTTAAAGGTTCTGTTAAGTCTAAAAAAGAAGAACTTCAAGAGGCATTATCCGTTTTAAAATCCAAAAAGAATAAAACGGTTAAAGATAAAAATTCTATTGGTGTTCTTGAATCGGTCCTGAATAATTATCGTTAACAATAACCCCATTTATAAGGTTGGGTTTATTATTTAATTGTTAATTGTTTATAATCTTAAATTTTTAACCTATTTATGAAATATGGATTTAAATAAATATATTACCATCGTAATACCTTGTAAAAACGAAAAAGACATTATATTAAAAACATTGGACCTGTTAAATTATCAGTCAGATATATATAATGTGAAAGTTATTGTGTGTGATAAATCAAACGATAATATAACAAACCAATCATTAATTAATAGGATGGGGAATAAATCAAATAATGATGTGTTTGATTTATATGTGATAGACGGTGGATTACCTGCTAAGGCAAGAAATAACGGGTTTAAATTAGTTACAACACCATACGTTTTATTTATTGATGCTGACGTATTTTTGTTGGATTCAAAAACAATCAAGAGAGCTTTTTTAAAAATATATAAAAATAATTTAGATTTAGTAACCACCAAATTTAGAAGCGACAACGGTAAATACAATTACATTTATAAAACATTTGATTTTTTACAAATAATTTCAAAATGGTCAACACCATTTTGTTTGGGTGGATTTATGATGATAAAATCTAAAACATTTACTGATTTGGGTGGGTTTGATGAAGAAATAAAAATTGCTGAGGATTATCAATTTTCAAAACAAATTAAACCAAGAAAGTTTGGTAGAATAAATAATGTTGTTTTTACCCCTCCAAGAAGATTTGAAAATAAAGGAATTTTATATATGACCAAACTATTTTTAGGTTCATTTTTTAACAACAACAATAAACCATACTTTACAAAAGACAATGACTATTGGACATGAAATGGAGAACAATAATAATGAGTGACTTACATTTAGGGTCAAGACAATCACAAACAACAAATATATTAGAATTTCTTAAAGATAACGAATCTGAAATATTAATTTTAAACGGTGATATTATTGATGGGTGGGCGTTAAAGAATAATGGTAAGTGGAAACCAGATTGTACTAAAATATTCAGGAGGTTTATGAAACGTTCCGAACAGGGAACCAAGGTTGTTTGGTTACGAGGTAATCACGATGACTTTTTAAAACCATTCGTCCCATTCACATTAAGTAATATAGAAATTGTCAGGAAGTATGTTCACATTGGTGTTGACGGAAGAAGTTATTTCTGTTTCCATGGTGATGTATTAGATTTTGTGGTAATGAAAGTTAGATGGTTAGCCGTAATAGGCGGGTGGTCATATGATTTTGTAATTAAGGTTAACACAGTCTACAATTATATTAGAGGTAAATTTAATTTACCTTATCATTCATTGGCTAACACAATCAAACAAAGTGTTAAAGGGGCTATTAATTTCATATCTGACTTTGAGGATAACGCTAAAGCTTTGACACACCAAAAAGGTTATGATGTTGCGGTTTGTGGTCACATACACCATCCAAAGTTAGAAAAAGATTATATGAACTCAGGTGATTTTTGTGAAAATGCGACTTGTTTAGTTGAAGACTTTGAAGGTAATTGGAAAATACTAACATATTAAGTATTTATTAATATGAGTAATTCAAAATCAAATAATCAATTAATTAATTTATTTTATTCAAAATATTTTAAAAAAATTAACGACATTAAAGGTTTAGTTTTTGACTCATCAATTAATGGTGATAATATTATAATCAATATTAGTAACCCAAATGATTTATCTTATAGCCCCGATGCTCTTGTTGGTTATTTTGAAGAAATTGTTCATGACTTTACTAAACTTATAAATGGTACGGAAACTGGCGGTAATCGTCTCTATAAAAATATTTCTGATAGTTTAATTATCTCCATAGATGGTGAATATGTTAAGAACATGAATATTCTTTATGATAAAAAATTTTACTTAAATAAACAAGATTTACGTAATGTTGAATATATATGTGACATGATTCGTGTATATAAAATTGACGAGTTTTGGTCCAAATGTAAAGTTACTTTTGAGAAGGCTTACGTTGAAAGTGGTGACGATATCGCACTTATTGAACTAAACGTTGTCTTATTGACACCTGAATGGGAAGGGCAACCTCTTAGAAATATGGGTATTTTAAGTGATAAAATTTCTGAAATGTCAGAAAATGAAAACTTCATTGACTATGAATACGAGTTCGCAAGTTCAGTTACAAGTTTTTTTTGGAATAACCCATTAATGGTTGATAAGGATTATATGGGGACACAACCTGTACTTAATTTTTATACTCCAGAAGGAAAATTTATAAATTATTGGTAAAAAAAAGGAATTATTCCCTTTTAGTTTAATTCTCCCCAAAGAACCTTATATTGTAAAGTGTCGACATGGTCAACTTTAGCCGAGTCGATTACACGGTAAATGTTGTATCGATACTCATACTGTAATGTTTGAGTTTGACCATTCTTGTAATTCACAAAGTATGTGTTGTACAAGTTAGTGTCAACCTCAACTACACTAACACTCGTTTGAGTATTTTTATCCGTTGACAGTGGCTTGAACCCTTTGCAAGAAGTTAACACTAAAAAAGATGCGATAACGCCGAATACTATTAAAACTATTTTTTTCATATCTTTAATTATTTATATTGCTAAGATACGCATTTATTCTTAAACTACAAACTATTTATTAAAAAAATTTAATCATGAGCTATAAAAGATTCTTAATAAACGAATTAGAAAAGAAAGACATATTAAAACAATATGACTTATTAGTTGAAGTTGCAACAGTTGACCCTGAACCAGTGTCTACCCTAACTATAGATAAAAATGTTCAATTTCGTGGAGGTTATTGGAGTGAAACCTATTTACCAGAAACTTTAGGCCCCGAGATTGAAAAAGTTAAAAAATATTTAAGTAGTGGAGCTGGTAAAATATATTTAGTTAGTGTTACTATTGAATCAGGTGAATCTCAATTACCAAATGTTGACAATGAAAATGGTGGTAAGGCAGTTCCCCCACTTTATTTAGCGACAAAAAGAAATGAGTCAATTCAAAACTATATTACAACACAATTACAATCATTTGTTGACCAAAAACTATTAATTAGTTTACCTAAGTTTCAAGTTGCTCAACCTAAAATAGGCGCGACACCATTCCTTGGTGCACCATTTTGTCCTCAAGGAATGACTGATGTACAACAAAGAAATGTATGTGTTAAAAAATATAGAGAGGGTAAAACCACTATATATAAAACTGATTATGCTGACAAATATTTAACGGAACAATATGTTCGGGTAATTTTAAAATTAGAAGAACTAACGGGAATGAAAAAGTGTTTAGATAATATGGTTATTGAAGTTAATTATACTGATTTAACTAAAAAACATGTATGTAATAGCGCTATTTACGAAATATCATTAAACGATGTTAAACTATTTAGAGATGATAAAAAACCATATGCAAGTTTAAATAACAATTATAATAAGGCTAAAAACTATCCAGGGCTTGATGTATACGATAACAACTCTACATCTCTTGGTGGTAAAAGATTTAATAAATTTATAATAACACCTGAAATTGCTAGTCAGATATTAATTCAAACTATTGGTAAAAACGGAGCTGAAAAACCATCATTCATTTTAAAAGCGAAATGTCTTAACCCATTCAATAATAAAGACTGGAATGGAGGATGTCATAAAGGTGTTGGTAATATTGTGGTTACGAATGGACAAAAAGAGGTTTTCAATTATATATCCGCAACTCCTAACGATAAAGATGAGGTTAAAAATTTGGCGACATTCAATGCTTGTGGTAGTGGTAAAGCACAATAAAAATGACAGACGATTTAATTGCGTACCCAAGCTCATTTATGCCTAAATTGAATATTAACGTAATCTTCAAGGAGAACCCTAATTACCCACAAATGAAAGAATATTTTAATATGATGGGTTATGGTTTTCTTGCTCCAGAATTTAAAACAATTTTCTTAGATGGTGAAAACTTTATTGGTGAAAACGCATTCACCTTTGACGATATGAAATTCGTTGAGGCTCATGAAGTGTCTCATCTTATATTAGGACATAATGGTCCTCGTTCAGAAGAAGATGAGATTGAGGCCGACTTAGGTGCGTACATTCTACTAACTAAATATAATATGTCAACAGAACGATTGAAGGACGAGTTTGAACACAGACACGGAGTTCCTTTTTCTGAAGAATTATTGGATAAAGTAAATGATAGAATGTTATGAAAGTAATAGTAAATGAGACCGTATATGATAGTTTATCTCAAAAGTTTAGTAATGAGTTTAGAAGACGTATTCCCCTTCTTGATAAATTAATTGATGTTTTATTACCTCAAATGTTTCCTTGTGACTTTGATGACAAGGATGATTTTGTTAGAGGGGTTATGGATGAAATATCTTGGTTAGTTAGAAACGAACAGTACGGTTTAGATATGGTGGACGTTGGCGACATATCAGATTACTTATTTTCAATTAAGAAAGGTTATTTAATCCAATATTATAAAGAACATTGTGAACCCTCTGAAAATGATATTAACGAAATGATTAAATTAGACATTAAAGTTGGTGACATCCTAATGGGTGGTAAATTTAAAAACAAAAAAGTTGTTGTCAAAGATATTGGTAAAAACGAAAAAGGTGACATAACTATCAACGGAAAACCATTACTTAGATTTAGAATCCAAAAATAATTATTATCTTTGACATATGGATAAATTAATTATTGCTCTCACATTATGGTTTTGTATTGTTTATTTCGGTAGAAGTAAGAAAAAGTACGAAGATTAACTTCAACTGAATATCTAATTCATTTTCCATACAACAAAGATAAGAAAATAGTTGTTATAAACAAAATAATATTCTATCTTTGCTATGTGGAAGGATACATTTATTTAGGTCAGTACTATGACGTGTTAGGGAGAGAGTTGAATCTATCTGATAAGAAGATAGGATTTTCGATTGACCCTGTCAGTAGAGAATATCAATTAAATAGGACAAAATCTCCCATAGGTTACTCGATTATCTCTGTTTTTAAGGTAGACGATATGAATAAGGTAGAAAAGATGTTACATGCAATCTTAGACAGTCGTAGAGTATTTGGTGAGTGGTTTAAAGATGATGAAGATACTTTAACAGGTGAGTTCATTAACTTCATGATTGCTTACGGTGGAACAACATGCGATACCACAGAACTCAAACAAAGTCGTGAGACGGTAGAACTAACACCTGACAATAGATTAGTTGATGTTGCTAATAATTTTGGCCAAGATAAAATGTTAATTAGAACTTATATGGGGATTGACTATGAAGTATTACTTAACACCAAAGGTATGTTAGTTTTTAATGGTGAGCAGTTTGACACCCCAAATAAATTATACAACAACGGTGTTGTCAAGTTTGTTAAAGGTAAGAAAGGTAACAGTGGGACTAATAACTTATCTCAATTTAAAATTAAAGAAACAGGTGAGCGATTAGTTGACACCGTAATAGAATGATATAAAAAATCTTATTTACAATTATTTTTCACTAATCTTTGTCTTTACAGTGACGCGAAGTATGAATCATTACGATTATGTTGATAGGTAAAAAACTTTTAATGTACGACGACAACTTTGTTTCATTCATAGAATAGGACATCAAAACCAATAAAATGTATTCATCCAAATTGGTTTTAATACAGATTATATCACAAACGTCATCAGAGTTCTCAAAATAAGAAAGAGCAATATCCTCAATTAGTTTACCGTACTTACCTTGGTCGGGATTACTATCTCTGTTAAACTTTTTCATAGGTTTTTCTTCAGATTCTTTAACCGTATTTACATCTTCAGTATCAATTTCATAAGTTCCATCAACACTTTTTTCCCACATACCAACAACGGTGTCTTCATTACCTTTTAAGTTTTTGTTTTTACTTTTACGATTAAATTTAGAATCAACACTATTAATAAATGGATATAATAATGATTTTTCCCATTTTCTAATACCAAGTTCGATAGGTCCGCTATATTCACCAGCACTAATTAAAGTTGTATTTTCATTAAGATAAAGACCAACATTGTATTCTTTAAGACCAATCCAAATAGATTTTGGTTTCAGGTTTGTTTTACTACGAATCCATTTAGCGACATTAATAGCAAATTCCTTATCTATTTTAACAGGAACAAAACTTTTAACTTTATTGATGAAATCAAGACCAACATTAACAATACCATTTTCATAATGAAAAAGTTCCTCATTGTCATACTCAATTCTGTATGTTGGGTTATACGAATATATTCTCGTAACAGACAACTCTGAGAAGAGACTATCTAATAATAAGAAAAACTGAGGACCATTAATGATTACGTTCATAAACTATAAATATTAGTTATTACTAAATATACGGATTACTTATTTTGGTAATGTTAATAATTTTTGTATATTTGTAATGTAGTCAGTTATTAATCTTTAAAAAAATATAGTTATGGAATTAAGTGTGGGTTTATTAGGTATTTGTATATTAATTTTAATTGCCGTGTGCGATTTAAATAAAAAATAATTAAACTTATGGTCATTTTAAATATATTTATATTGTGTAAATAATTCATAAAAAAAAAATAGAAAAAATGACAATTAAAGAACAAAGATTACAAGAATTAACTAACGTTGCTCCAACAGTATCAGTCAAAATGGATATGGAGTGGTTGAGTTCAACAACAAACACCGCAGACTTCCAAATTCGGTTAACAAACACTGGTACATCAGTAATTAAATTAAACGCTTTGATTATTCGTGGAGTTCATTCCCCAAAGATAACGACAGGAACTATAACATGGAAGGCGTTAAATGACAATACTATTCCAGAATGGTT